CAATCGTTATCAATTAGACCAAGATTAACATGGCCACAAAAACATCAGTTGATTATGTTGCCACTCAGATTGTCAAGATGGCAAACCAGGGAGCATCTGAGGCAGAGATAGACATCTATCTAACAGGCAAGGGTTTTAGTTCAAGAGACCAATACCTGAAGAGGCTGAAACGATTTCGAGATCGTAAGGAGCAAGCAGGAGACACAGATGCTGATTTTGGTTTTTTTGACTCAGTCCTGCAGGGTCTGACTCTTGGATTTTCTGATGAGATTGGTTCAGTCATTGATGCAGGGGAATTTTCAGGTCCTGACTATGACAGACAAATGGCAGCACGGAAATTTGCCCGTGAGGATTACGAGGAAGAGAATCCTGGAATGGCCTTAACTGGAGAGATACTTGGTGGATTAGCACCTGGACTTCTTACTGGAGGCGCAGGCCTAGCATTGGCAGGAGGAAAGACAGCAATCAGGCAAGGTGGAAAGATGGGTCTGGGCAGGCTTATTGGAACCGAGGCTGCAGCAGGAGGAACCTCTGGAGCAATTGCAGGAGCAGGAACCGCAGATCCAGGGCAAAGAGGTGAAGGAGCCAAACTTGGTGGAGCCTTGGGGGCAGGAGCAGGAGTTCTTCTTCCTACAGTAGGAACAGGAGTCAAAGCAGGATTCAATAAGGCACGGACAGGACTTGGTTTGGTTGGAAAAGAAGAATCTGAAGACCTTGCAAAAAGAAAACTTTTAGGTGCCTTGGAACGTGATCAGGTTACTCCTCAACAGGTCATCGAGCAGATTCCTGAAGGTCCTGGGTTTGGACCCATTGATGAATCTGTGATTGACCTGGCAGGAGAAAACACCCTTGGATTGGCAAGAGCATCACAGGCCATACCTGGAAGATCCAAGGAAATGGGCCGAGAGGCATTAGTTGAAAGAGCAGAAGGTCAATATGATAGGGTCTCAGATTATCTCATAGAGGCATCAGGACGGCCCCAGCAGGACGTTTTTCAGTTAATTGAGGAAATCGTTGAGAGAAGAAAAACAACTGCAGGACCTCTGTATCAGAAAAGTTTTGAAGAGGCTCCTTTGGAGTCTTCAATCATCAATGAGCTTCTGGAAAGTCCTTTGATGAAGAAATCCATCACCAAGGCATCTGCAGACCTTGGACCAGGAGAGGCACCGATCACCATTGACTCTCCAATTAGTTTCCAGAATTTGCACTCGATCAAGATGTCCTTGGATGATGATATCTCAGAATCATTCAGATCTGGGCAGAAAAATCGAGGATCAAAATTGATGGATGCAAAAAGGACCCTGTTGGATGTGATGGACTCAAGGAATAACCTTTATAGAGAAGCCAGAGACATATTTGCTGGAGACTCTGCTTTAAAGGATGCCATAGATGCAGGACGTGATTTCTGGAAGCAAGATCCTCGATTGACTACAAAACAGATCAATAAGCTCAGTGACTCAGAGAGGGATATGTACCTTTCAGGTGCCATGGATTCAATCAGGCAGTTGATGGACCGAGCAGCAGACAGCAGAGACTTGGTGAAAGTGATTTTTGGAAACAGGCAGTTCAGGGACAAGATCCGAGCAGTGACCAAAACAGATGATGCTTTTGAGACCCTCAAGTCTCAGATGGAACGTGAGGCCAATGCTAAGAGGACCCAGGACGTTGTTCTTGGAGGATCACCAACAGCAAGAATTCAAGCAGAGATGATGGACCTGAATGCTGCACCTCAGATTCTTGCAGATTTATTGATGCCTCAAACAACAGTCCAGCAATCAATTGCCAGTCGAGTGGCTCAACCTGTTGTCAGGAAGGTGCAAGAAAAGACTCAGGGCAGGGTCACTGATGCAATGGCCCCCATGCTTTTTGACATGAGACCAGAGTCTCAGAGAAGGACCATGAGAGAACTGCTTGATTTCCAGAAGGAACTTGACAGAAGAGGAAATATGAGCAGACGTAATATGATTTATGGGGCAGGAGCTTCAGGAGCCTTGCCTGGATTATTGATGAACCAAAATTAAGGAAAGCCATGCCAGGAACACACTATAAAAAACCAAAACGTAGAAAGAAGTAATGGCCGAATTAACAAAACGGCAGAAGGACACGCTCAAAAAGCATTCAGTCCATCACACTAAAAAACACATGGGTGAAATGAGGAAACTCATGAGAGGAGGAAAGACCTTCACACAAGCCCATAAAAGTGCCATGAAGAAAGTAGGAAAATGAAGAAAAAGAAACAAGGACTCTATGCAAATATTCATGCTAAAAGAGCCAGAATAAAGGCAGGCAGTGGGGAGACCATGAAAAAGGCAGGGGCCAAGGGAAGACCCACAGCTAAAGCATTTCGTAAGGCTGCCAAGACTGCCAAAAAGAGATGAGCATTAATTATAGAGGAGAGTCCTTTTCTGGTTATAACAAACCCAAGAGGACACCTAAGCACAAGACGAAGTCTCATGTAGTTCTGGCCAAGAAAGGTGACAAGGTCAAAATGGTTAGATTTGGGCAGCAGGGAGTCAAGGGAGCAGGATCAAGTCCCAAGACTGCCAAGGACAAGGCAAGAAAAAAATCCTATTATGCAAGACACAATGCCCAAGATTCGAGTCCTGACTTTTTCAGTCCTCGGAGATGGTCCCATAAAGTGAAATGGTGATATGAGCTATCCACAATCCAGACAGCAATATTATGCTCAATCTTATGATGAAGGAATTTCTTCATTCATTGATGATGCATTGAAATCTTTGCCTGGATTATTATCTGGCACAACCATGGCCTTTTTAGGTGATCCTCTTAATCCCTCAGTAGCAGGAGCAGGCTCAGACATCACTCCAATTAATCAGGCAACAATTCAGCCCTCTGGTTTTAAACCAACAAAAAAGGGCCTTGTTAAAAAGATCGCAAGACCTGTCTCAAAGGGTATTTCTGGGCTTTTAAATCCTCCTAAAGACCCGATGATTGTCCAGCATAATATCAATACACAAGCACTTGAAAGAGTACAAAGGGCTGGAGGGTTGCCTATGCCTTCCATGGCAGTAAGCAAGGTGGACACCCCCCTCACAAACTTTGGAGATATCAGTCTTCTAGGAGGACCTGAGATGGCCAAACCTAGTGCAAGGAATCCAGTTTATGGTGCAGATGCCTATACAGTCAGGTCTCCTTATGTTGAGATTGTGCCAGGTCAGAAATCAATTGATTTGGTAAAAAAGTTTTATGGAGTCAAAGAGGATTATGTTGCTCAAGATGTGGCCGAGAATCTACTCAAGGGTAGTGGGCAACTCAGTTATGACCCAAGTGTTTTGAAGAACTCATTTCTTAAATCAAAAGGCCAAGGAGTAAAAAGAAAAGATTTTTCAGACGATTACGAAGGCAGGCAGGCATTTGAGGCTGAGGTCAGAGTAAAATTCAATGCTTCTCAGAGAGACAGTGGTTCTCAAGAATATTACAGTTGGATTGACAAACAGAAAAACAAACTTCTAAAACAAGGAGGTGATTTTTCTGAAAGAATATTTAAAGGACATACTCATGCAGGTAATCGAAGATATGCCCCTGCAACTCTTGAGAATATTGTTAAGCAGATGAAATCCTTAGAAAAACAAAAAGGGGCCACAGGATCAGACTTGCCTGGTAGCTTGGGGAATGTTAGATCCATGGTCACTCCTCGATTCAAGAGCCTCCTGGACGTAAAAAAATCAAGAGACAAAATTCTAAACAAAGAAGATTTTGATATTGCCAAAGGTGACATGGAGCAAAAGTTTGCAAACTTCCAGGGACAAATTGAAGACTATTTAAAAGGCATTCCTCAATATAATGATGCAAATATGAGAACCATTGAAGAACTTACCAGTGACTTGCTTATAGGTAGATCATCAAAAGATTGGTTTCCTCATGACATCCCTGAAAACATTAAAATTGATGCAGGCAAATTTAAAGCAGAATTAAAAGAGATGCCTACTGAATATTTTGAAATCAAACCAAAGCGAGGAGTAGAACTTTCAGAGTTCCAGGGTGCAATAATTCCACAAGAGACAAGTAAGACTGTTAGGCCCTTGCTAAAAAGGGCAGGCATCAAAAAAATCTATCAGTATGGATCTTACGAAGAACGCAAAGAATTGTTTAAGAAATTTCCAGAATTAATGTTTGCAGTCCCCATTCTAGGTGCAGGATTACTTGGTTCTGAAAGCCAATGATTTGCTCAATCCTGGGAACAAAACCAGGAACATCCCCGTATGAATCCTGTGTTTTGTCAATGATTTCATAACCTTCCAACATCAATCTTCAACCTTGCCAAGGTCGAGGTCGCCGGTTCGAACCCGGTTTCTCGCTCCACTTAACCGTTGCAAATACTAGGTTTAGAGGCAGGGAGGTAATTTATCAAACTTCAGGAACACACGGGAACATCAAGGTTTTCTGCATAAATCCAGGAACATCTGAGGAACAAACTTTTCAGGCAATTCCTGCAGCTTTTGCCAGTTCCTTTAAAACTAGATCCTCAGAATATACGACTTCTTCTCTGAGACCATTATCATGAAATAATTTAATGGCCTTAAGGATGGCATTGTCTTGTCCTGTTAAATTCTTAAATTCAATTTTACATGAACAAGTACGATCAACTGGATTAAAAGACCTATTAAAACAACGTCCATCATGGTCTTTCAAAATTTGATCAATTTTATCACCTAAAGATATCCATAGATCAAAGTCTCCTTCAATTAATCTAAAAATCATCTCCCGTTTGATCATTTATTCTCCTTTATAAGCCTTTTTAATTAACCCCTCTAAAGTCTCTATTTGAGCCTTTAATTTATTTATTTCTTCACGGTCTGATTGACCAGTGAAAATATACTGCACGTCTAAGCCTCCTATAATAAATGCCTTTATAGCAGAACCTGAGATTGCGTTCTTGCCAGACAACATTTTTTGAAGATATGCCTTACTGATTCCAAACTTTTCAGCAAGTTGTTCATTATTCATTTGTAGTACAGATGAGCACTCTCTGAGTCTTTTGTAGACATCCTCATCATCAAGAAGCCTATTCTTGTTTTCTTTTTCCATATAGGGGGTGGGTTTGGTATTTCAAAAATTTTTGCTTTTTTTCTCCTTCTATTTCTTGCCTTGGTCATGTTGCCCCCCAAAACATTATGCCTAAATATGTTATTTGATTTGCTCTAGGCCACTTGCCCGAAATCTTTATATCTATAGTCATTTCCCTTTATATGTTAATCACCTTCAAACGCTTGTCCAAAGCATTTGCAGTGATTTTATTATGATCTTTAGCCAGATGTGCATAGCACTCAACGGATTTGAGACTTCTATGGCCAAGATGATTGGCTATCTCCATCAATGAGAAACCTTCTGATGCCAGTAAGCTGGCACAAGTGTGACGGAGACAATGCCAAGAGAATCCAGACTTTTCTATGCCTGCATTTTTCAATGCATTCTTTAGAGACTCATTAAGATCCCCATATGCCCTCTGAGTCCTTGGATTGATAAAAATAAGGTCATTGCCAAGGACACGTATTTTTGAGCGATTACGGAGAATCTGAAGAGCCTGAGAACCAAGATTCACAGAATGGTTGTCTCCACCCTTTCGTTCCATTAATCTCACAACTCCATCATCTTTGTCAACATGTTTCCATGTTAAGTTAAAAAGTTCTGAAGATCGGCATCCTGTGAAGATTGCAAGCAGCACCGCATCATGAAGGTCTTTAGTTTCTGACTCTCTCAGAAAAGGGATGAGTGTTTCCACCTCATCAGGTGTGAGATAGATCACTTTTTTATCAGTCTCATACCATGTCGCTCCTTTGAAAGGATTCTTCCACTCCAATGCATATCTCTGGCTTTTCATGGCCCATGCATAGACTCTGGAGAGTGCAACCATCCTAGTGTTGATCGTTGAACCTTTGAGGCCTAGATCCTGCCATCCTTGAGTTATTTCATTGATATCATAGAGGTTCAACTCATCGGCCCTCTTGTGACCCACAAGCTCAATCCATAGTTTTTGCCATCCTAATAATGGAGATCGGTTTCTCTTGTTTCCTGTTTTGAGTTTCGGATAAACAGACCTCTGCCATTGATCTACGATATATTGAACAGTGATACCATGAGATGGATTTCCTAGTCTCTCTGTGACCTCTTGCTCTTTTTCTAGGAGCAATGAATCCAATAAAACAATCCTTTTTTCTCTGATCGATGCTGACTCTCTCTTGTAGGAATAGACTCCCTCTGTGACTCGGTTGATTGTGTTCTCGGTCAATCCTCTGACCTCTAAATCCAGATAGGAAATCATCTTAAGCCTCTTCTCTGGGTGGCCTGGGACAATGATGCGTAGTTCTACGATCTGCCGTCTGTTGTTGAAATTTAAAGAACTTTTGACCTCGCTCATGACTCTCCTGAAAAAAATGTTTGACAATCGTTAACTTATTTGGATATAAATATTTCTGCCCGTATTTAAGGGGCATGTTTATTTGTTAACGTGTAAACATGATAATACAGTAAATATGAACAAGGACAAGAAAATAATTTCTGTGAGTGAAGCTGCAAGGATGATGGAGGTTTCAGAATCTAAGTTTCGAAGAAATCACTTGCCGAAAATTGAGCATAGTCTCTTGCCCTCTGGGCACTATGCTTTTTTGAAAAAGGATGTGGAGAAATATGCAGAAAGAATCGGATAAGCAAACAGAGGCCATGAACAGACTGGCAGATGAGATTCATGCGCTCCGCATGGAACTCACACCATCATTACGAAAGCAAGAGGTCCTTCAGGATCAGCAGGCAGAACGAAATTTGAGATTGATGAACATCAGGAAGAAGGCAGCAGGATGAGTGATTTCAACATTGCAGGAACAGTCCTGCGGATTGGGCAGACAGAAAGATTTTCAGAAAAATTTCAAAAGAGATCTTTGGAACTGGAGACTGGAACAGACTGGCCCCAGATGAATGAATTTGAGTTCACTCAAGAAAGAGTCTCGGCCCTTGATGACATCATTGAGGGGGACGTTGTGAACGTCAAATTTCAGTTAAGAGGACGTGAGTGGATTCCAAATGATGGCAGACCCAGACGGGTCTTCAACAGTCTCAATGGAAGTTCAATTGAAGTTATTAGCAAGGCCACTCCTGTGGAGCATGGAAAGGTCTATCAGTCTCCTTCAGGACCAACAATGGAAGTAGATGAAGTTCAGGAAAAACCTAGAGTATCTGGGGAGCCTGCAGATCAAATTAAAGATGATATCCCATTTTAAAACATCCTCGGCCAGGACCGCAATATCACTGACCGAGGAATAGGACAAGAGCCATGAATATAAAGAGAAAAACCAGGATTGTCAAAAAGCATACTTTCAAGACTTATAGAAAACAAAGAGCATTGAATTATAGCTACCTAAAGAAGTGGGTTGAGGCCCCTATATTAGCAGAAAGTAAGGACAAGGACACTCCTGCCCTTTCTTTTGGAAGGGGAACTCATGTCCTGACTTTGGAGGGTGAAGACAAGTTCACAAAAGGGTTCGAGGTGATTGATGTTAAATCAAGAAAAACCAAGGCATATCAAGAACTGGCTGAAACCTCTTCCAAGGATGTGATCCTGAAAATAGAAGCAGAACGAATGCATGGAATCAGAGAAGCCGTGAAGGCACACCCAAGAGCTAAAGGTCTTTTAATGCAGGGGCACCGAGAGTGTTCTGCCTATTGGAATGAGAAATTTGGTGAGGATGAACTCGCAATGAAGATCCGCATGGATTGCTTACAGATTAACAGAAAAATCTTTGTCGATCTCAAAACGTGTGCAAAAGCCTCCAAGGAACATTTTCCTAAAGATATAGCAAAATATGGATACGGCAAACAAATGGCCTTTTATCAGAGGGGCCTCAAGGAAATCACAGGTGAATGGTTTGCTCCAATTTTGGTTGCAGTAGAAAAAGAACCTCCTCACTTAATTGGGATTTATACCATGGAAAAAGAGTCTATGGATCTATGCCGTGAGTGGGTTCAAAACAAACTTGAGTCCTATCATGCATGGCTGAAGCAACCCAAGTCCGAGAGGATCATGGGATATGACCCAAGAATTTTTGAAGTTCGTCTTCCTCAGTGGGCCTTTTATGAATGATCTTATAAGCATTCTGTGCCCTACCAGAGGCAGACCTGATTTTATGGAGAATCTGGTCCAGTCAGCAATTGATACCTCTGAATGGAACAATTTTGAGGTTGTTTTCTACATAGATGAAGACGATCAGGTCTCTATTGATAAAATTGATGTCTTAAAAATGGTTTGCAACATCACTCCAGTCATAGGTCCAAGGATTAATCTGTCTCAGGCCTGGAATAAGGCATTTGAGAAGGCAAAAGGAGATATTTTTTTCCATGCAGGAGATGACCTGATCTTCAGGACTAAATACTGGGATGAGATGGTCACGTTTCAGTATCGATACCACAAAGACAAAATCCTGTTTGTTGGAGGCCAAGATGGTCTTCATCCTCCTCATACTAAATTCCTGACTCATGGATTCCTTCATAGGAAATGGGTTGAGACAGTCGGCTATTTCGTCCCTCCTTATTTCTCATCAGATTATAACGATACATGGCTCAACGAGGTGGCAGATATTATTGGACGAAAAATCTACATGGACGATCTGCTGATCGAACACATGCATCCTATTGCAGGAAAACACTTCTGGGACAGGACACATCAGGAACGTCTGGAGAGACATCGATTGGATAAACCGCAAAATATTTATGCTGAGAAGGCTCCTGAAAGGGAGAGAGATGCAGCCAAACTTCAACAATATATAAAGGACAAGCAATGAAAGTTGGATTCCTGGGCCTCGGTAAATTGGGCCTGCCTTGTGCGTTGGCCATGGAGGCCAAAGGTCATGAGATCATTGGATATGACCCTGACTCAGTCGTAAGCAAGATTCTACGGACAAGGTCCCTTCCTTATAAAGAGGAAGGAGCACAGGCACTTCTTGACAAGACATTAGCGAGATTGGTCTCTGTCAAGCGAGTGGTCCAGGATTCAGACATCATTTTTGTTGCCATCCAGACTCCTCATGATCCGATGTATGAGGGAACCACAAAACTGCCAGAGACCAGAGTTGACTTCAATTATGAGTATTTAAGAAACGGACTTCAGGAACTCTCTGATTATATCACTGAGCCAAAAATTGTGGTTGTCATTTCTACTGTTCTGCCAGGGACGATTGAGGAGCAGATCAGGCCTGTTTTAAATGAACATGTTCGTCTTTGTTATAACCCGTTTTTCATAGCAATGGGCACCACAATCAAAGATTTTATGAATCCTGAAATGGTCCTTCTTGGAGTAGATGATCCAGGGGCAGCAGATCAGGTTGAGAAGTTCTATTCCTCTCTTCATGACAAGCCAGTCTTCAAATGCACTGTCGAAGAGGCAGAGATGATCAAGGTCTCTTATAACACGTTCATCACCTCAAAAATTGCAATAGCCAACACAATAATGGAGCTAAGTCATAAGTTGAGAAATATCGATTGTGATGTGGTCATGAAAGGATTGGGGATGTGTGACCAAAGATTGATAAGTACTAAATATTTAAAAGGTGGAATGGGAGATGGTGGAGGCTGTCATCCTCGTGACAATATAGCTTTAAGCTACTTAGCCCGTAAGATGAATCTATCGTTTGACTGGTATGATGCCCTGATGAAACAGAGGGAAAAGCAGACCCATTGGCTTGCTGACATCATGGCCTTTCAATGCAGAAAAACAGGTCTGGCTCCTGTGATCCTTGGAGCAACTTTCAAGAAAGAAACTAATTTAACAGTCGGAAGTCCCTCAATACTTCTGGCCAACTTGATCAAAGAAAATTTCAGGATCAGAGATGATCTTGAAATCTATGATCCTCACCTTGATGCCAAGAAGCCACCCTTGGATAAGCCAAAGGTTTACTTCATTGGCTGCAATCACGATGTCTTCCTGGACTACAAGTTCCCATCTGGGTCTGTAGTCATTGATCCATGGAGGATAATTTCCAAACAGGAAGGCATCCACTTGATCTCGATTGGATCATCTGCCCAGGGGAAGGTGGCAGTATCAAAAACCTCCTCATTTTCATTTGATGTTCCACAAGACTCCTGAGACTGAAGGCAATGATGTCATGCAGACAGGAGTCTATTGGAATGAGTTCATTTCTCCTAATGGCAGGAGTGTTTAGCGATTACTCCTGCCAACCATTTAATAACGGACAAGAAAACAATATGGATACGCAAATAAAAAACATTATTAAGGGCATGGAAAAGCCCTCTTTACGGAGCAGATTTTCCAACAGAATGAAACGTATTTTTCCAGTAAAAAAATGATTTACGACATTTGGAAACTACAAACCCCAGAGGAGTACAATGGGGCCATCGAACTAAGATGCAAAGAATGTGATGATGACTTCAGTAGTTATGATCATGAACGAATAATCTGCCAAATCTGTGAAGAAGGTGACTGCAATGGATAGTAACGATTTAAGAAATCATTTAGTAAAAATGGAAGATCAATTTTCTCTGGCACTTCCAAAACATATAAAACCTGATTTAGTCCAGAGGGTTGTGATGACAGAAGTCAGCAAAAACCCGAAGATTCTGGACTGCAACAAGGAAAGCATACTAAGGGCCGTGACCGAGGCCTGTCAAATGGGTTTAGTCCCTAACTCTGTTCAAGGTTTGGCCTATTTAATTCCTTATGGAAAACAATGTCAGTTAATCCCAGGATTCAGGGGCCTGATCAAACTCTGCCTTCAGTCTGGATTGGTCAGATCCATCAAGGGTGCAGAGATCAGGGAAAACGATGATTTTTCAGTGGAGCAGGGTTCCAATTGGAGGCTTGTTCACAAGATCGATATCACCAAGGACCGAGGGAAAGTCATTGGCTACTATGCCTCTGCAGAACTTCCTGGAGGGGCCTCTGATTTCGAGGTGATGTCCGAGAGTGATGTCACAGAATTCCTGGAGAAGATCGGCAAGAAAACCTCTGAGGTCTGGAAGAACCACAGGGCAGAGATGGCTAAAAAGACGTGTATCAGGAAGCTGGTCAAGAGGTTGCCCATGGAAGGAGACAGAATCGAGCACACCAGACTAGCTGCTGCTGCAGATTATGCAGATGACTCCACTGTTGGGATGCGATTCGAGCAGGATCTCGGTGAGTGGGTCTATCAGGATGGAGACCCAGAGGCCAATCCGAGTGCAGATGATCTAAACAAAAGAGCATCTATTCCAGAAACAGCATAAAATAACCCTATATTAAAACTTTTAGCCAGGAGGCATAAAAGGCATGGAGCCAGAAAAAACTTTTAATAGCGCCAATCCTAATAGGGTTTACAGGGATAAATCAACGTGGACCTCAAGGACATGGACCACTGCCGATGAAGTTGACTTTCTTCATTCAGTCCTGATTCACCGATCAACCAAGATCCTTGTCCCTGATCTGATCTTTCTCAAAAAATATCTTGGCTCCATGAACTTACGTCACTGGCCTGAGAATATGAGCAGAAACGTGATCGAGAAGGAAGCACTCTGGCTTCTCCAACAGTTGAAGATGGATATGCTGAATGAAAATTCAGCGAGGTTCTCACCGTTTTATGCAAACGGAAAGTATCAGGCTCAACGGGGATGGACCCTAAAGGATCTCAGATGAGTGAGGGATGGATCAAGATGCATCGCAAGGCCTTGGAGAATCCTCTCTTCAAAAAACCTTATGTCTGGCATTTTTTCCAGTACTGCCTGCTCAAGGCAAACCGTGAGGACCGTGAAGTTCAGCATGGAGGCAAAGCCATGACCATCCCAAGAGGGTGTTTTATCATGGGCAGGAAAAAGGCCTCAGAAGAAACAGGCCTCACTGAGCAAAACATCAGGACCGCATTGATGATACTAGGGGGTAGCAAGGCCCTCGCAAGGGTACCCCAGTTATCAACCAACAAGTTCTCAGTCGTAAAGGTCTGCAATTACTCACTTTATCAGGTCAAAGTTGATGGTTACCAACCAGCAGATCAACCAGCAACTAACCAGCAACTAACCACAAACAAGAATACTAAGAAGAAAGAGAAGAGTATTCCTCTCATTACATTCGAGGAATACACAGTCGAATTTGAATCATGGTTTGAGAGGTATAAAAAAACATCAACCAATCCTGCAGGAAAAAAACAACAGGCCTGCAGAAGATATCTAGCCAACCGCAAAAAATACTCGGTTGATCAAATAGACTTAGCCACTCGGCATCTTTTCATGGAGAAACGTGAGTCTGGTGAGAAAGTCCCACATGCATCTACTTTTTTGAATCCAGCAGAAGACCTCATAGGACAGTATCAGGCAGAACCTCACAAGCCTGCCCAGCAAGGACAGTTCTCTGCAGAGGACCGAGGATGGAAACCAGCATCTGAACACTACGGAAAAGACACAGACCTACTCAAGGACTACGAAGATTCATTGAAGATAGAAGGACAATCATATGCCAATTGAGAACATTCCTGCGAAAAACAGACACTATGATCCCAAAATGATGCAGATCCTCCGAGAAAAGATACTTCCGAACTGTTCTGAGGAAGGAAAAGAGGCATATTCCAAATGGTGGAACCAGGGAGACCCAATCACAGGATTCATCAAGGATGAATATACAGAAATTCAGGAGGACGGAAATGAATACAGATTCACCCTGGACAAGGATGGAAACCAGACTGTGATGATCAAACCCTCAGAACAGGCACTGCTCGATCAGTGGAATAATCAACTCTCACAGGCTGATCTTTATGCATTCCGAGAGGTCACCATCGAAAACCTAAAGGCATTCAAGTGGCAGATGGGGAAGATCCCTCTGGAATATACTCTGAGGAACTTCACTGAAAGAGGACGAAACATCACCATGCATGGTCCTCCTGGGACAGGAAAGACTGCCCTTGCATGTGCCATTGGCAGAGAAGCAAAGCTGAAACGGTTCACCATCAAGCTCATCAGGTGGCACAAGTTCCTCTCCAGAATGAGGACCTCAGTCAGATCCTCAGAAAGGGATGGACAGTTCGAGCAACTCAACAGAACCACAAAGACTCCTCTTCTCATCATTGATGAGCTTGGAATGGACCGGAAACAAAAGGCCTCTGATTTTGAGGCAGAGACTCTCTTTGAAATTATATCAGGAAGGAACAGCAACGGGCTTCCAACCATGGTCACCACAAACCTGGACCGAGACCAGATTGAAAGACTCTATGGAAGATCCCTCACAGACAGACTCTTTGACACTGCAGGAACCATTCTTTCTTTTGAGAAGGAACTCAACTGGAGACAGGCTGCATGAAGGAGTCCCAGATTCAAAAGGAAATCCTCAACTGGCTCACATTCCAGCCCAAGGATCAGATGTTTTCCTGGAGAATGTATACAGGTCCCATCGTCAGAGGAAACCCAAAGACTGGAAAAACATTCTTCACTCCAAACCCATGCCCTGGACTTCCTGACATCATTGTGATTATCAAGGGCCGATTCGTAGGACTCGAAATCAAACAACTTAAAGGCAAACAGTCTTTAGAACAGGAAACATTCGAGAAGGCTATCAAGAAAGCAGGAGGATTTTACTTCCTCATCAGGTCCCTTGATGAAGCAATCAAAGCCATTGAATCCATCCAACAACTTACTGAGATCGACTGTGGCAGGATCACCAATTAAACGGGAAAAAAGAGCAAAGGCTCAAAAGCTCATGAAGGATGAATCCTTTTGGGATCACATATTCGAACAGATTGCTGAAGGTGTGAATCTGCCAGCACTTGCAGCAGGAGCACAAATCCCTTACCGGACTCTCCACGAGAACATCACCAAAGATCCTGTCAGACAATCCAAGTACGAACAGGCACGACACGCTCAAGCTGCATGGCAAGAACAACAGATTAACAAGATTGCAGACCGAGTGGAGTCAGGCATCATCGAACCACAAGCTGCCAAGGTCTCTCTTGATGCACGCAAATGGTTAGCATCGAGGCAGAACCCAACAGTCTACGGAGAACGGACTCAGCATGATGTCAAGATCCAAAGTATTCACACACTCCACCTAGAAGCTCATGCTGATCTTGCTCAAAGGATGAAACAGATCCCTGATCAAGGGGAGACCATTGAGCATGAGGATAAGGATGAGTAGACCTCCAACAGTTGAAGAGATTGAGGAAACTAACCACCAAGACTGGTTTGAAAAATACCTGCATGATCAGCAGTTCTTTTATGAATATCACGTTCCTCAATGGGTTATGGAACGGGCAGAGAGGAACTACTGGGGAGAGATTGAGGGCGGAGAGAGTCTTTTTTACCGCAACTCCGAGCGCACACGTTCAAATAAAGACCAAAAAATCAAGGTTTCAGGAACAAATGAGGAACAAGGCATCGATGAAGCACTGTAACCCGTTGGAAACAGTGGATCTACAGACAGGGGCGCAACCTTACCCAGATCGCAGGGCTGAGTTCCTAGAGTGCCAGACCCCCCCCAGCCTCGGCCAGGGCAGGGCAGGACTAGACACACCCCCATCCCCCTCTAATCATCCTTAAAAAAAATAAAAAATGACCTGGATATTAATAGCCCACTTCATCATCAGTTTTGTAGCACTTTTTTTAGCAATTTATTTGATGAGGAAAGCAGACAAATGAATCCTTATGTTCAGTCTATTGTGGGATTAGTGGTCTTTTATATTGGATTGAAGTTGTTTAGTGGAGGAATGAAGTCATTGGGGAATATAGATCATCTTCAGTGGTTTTTGGGGAGTCCTTACTGGATGTTTTTGGGAGGAATAGTGATGACATTGCTTTGGCAGTCATCGAGTCTTTCAACAACAGCAATTATTGGATTGGTAGCATCAGGAGCATTGCCGTTGCCTGGAGCAATAGGAGCAGTGTTGGGGGCAAATATAGGGACAACAGGAACCATCTGGCTTGCAGGGTTGATGGTATCGGATGGGATGCCTCAAGGGACCACTAGGCAGATTGCATTGGTTCATACAGGAGTGAATGTATTGATGGGATTGGGGTTGTTGCCTTTTGTTGGGGTGATTGCCCGATTTGTAATGAAATTCTAAGGAAGGAATTGGATGGACAAGAGAATTATTCGGATAGTGGATTGGATTGAGGGGTATGCAGAGGAATCAGGGAAGGAGGCTTTGGTTGTGGGGGTTTCTGGAGGAGTGGATAGTGCGTTGACGAGTACCCTTTGTTGCATGACGGGTTTGGATGTTTATGCAGTGACGATGCCTCTGAGATCGGGGAAGGATGGTCATAAAAAGGCGATGAGTCACTTGGGATGGTTGGAGGACAGATTCCCAGAGAGGGTGCATTCGGTGGTGATTCCGTTGGAGAGGTCATTAAGGGGGATGGAGGAGGTCCTTCATGTGGAGGATTTCGAGAATGCCCATGCAAGTGCAAACACCAAGAGCAGGCTGAGGATGGTGTGTTTGTATCATGTTGCAGCCTGCATGAATGGGTTGGTTGTAGGAACAGGAAATCGAGTGGAGGACTTTGGAGTTGGTTTTTTTACAAAGTGGGGAGATGGAGGAGTGGATTTGAGTCCAATTGGAGACTTGATGAAGAGTGAGGTCCAGGAGTTGGCACTACTTTTGGGAATTGATGAGGACATTGCGCTGCAGGCTCCTACAGATGGATTGTGGGAGGATGGCAGGACTGATGAGGATCAGTTGAAGATGTCTTATGAGGACCTGGAGAAGTGTATGCAGAATGAATTTGTGGGAGAAGAGAAAAAGGAGCGTTTTGAGGCCATCAGGAAGGCAAACAGGCACAAGATGGAGCCGATTCCAGTGTGTCGAATGGAGGATTGGGAGTTTTGATGAAAGAGCCTAGCAGATTGACAAGGTTGAGGTATAGCCATATGGGGAAAAACTTCCAGAGTTATTTTTGGTATCGGTGTGAATGTGGAACAGAGAAGTTGATCTTAAAGAATTCTGTTGAAAGGGGTCTTACAAGATCATGCGGATGTTTGAAGAGAGAGAAGGCAGCCATTCATATCAATAACCTTCCTAAAGGAGTGAGGGGCCGTGGCGCAGGCAGAAAGCCAGGGTTTAAGGGATCTAATGTGAACAAGGGAAAGGTTAGGATCATGGTGAATGGACGAAGGAAGTACATAACCAAGGAGGAACTCGCAGAAATGTATTACTCAGGAGGACAATGATTTTAAAGAGAATTTTTAGTTTCATCAATTGGTTGGGAGGACCTGACCGCAAGAACGGAAAGAACATCTGGAGAAAGGGATATTGGAAAAATTATGGATACAAAAATCAGGTCTGGGTTAAAGGGACATGGATACGGAAAAAGCAATCAAGGAGCACGGAACATGATGAAAACTACTTTTTCATCCAAGAGGAGAGGGAGGAAGATAAAAGAGTTATCTCATGAGGACGTAGATAAGGCCGTGGAGCAGTTTTTGAGCAAAGGAGGAAAGGTGGATGTCTTGCCTGATACATGGGAGCAGATTCATCAGTCTGAAAGGATGCTTTGGGGATTTGAGGGATGAGCAATATCTTTTCCCAGATGCTCCAGAAATATTCCACTGATCCTGCAGGATGGGTGAGGGATATGGTTGGAATCGATGTGGACCCATGGCAGGCATCTGTAATGGATCAGGTGGCCCACAGGACTAGGCAGATTGCTGTAAGAAGTGGGCATGGAGTAGGTAAGACCAGTTGTGCCTCGTGGACGGCCCTTTGGTTCCTGTTCCATCATTTTCCTTGCAAGATAGTCATAACAAGTCCCTCCCAGAAACAGATGGATGATGCCTTGATGGCAGAATTAAAGGCCACCATCAGGAAACTTCCTCAGTCATTGACGGATCTTTTGGAGGTCTACAAGGAGAGAATCGAGTTGATAGGTGCCCCCCAGGAAGCATTTATTTCCTGCAGGACTGCAAGAGCAGACGATCAGGGGAATCAAGTCCTTGCAGGAATCCACTCGGATCATTGTCTGATCATTGTTGATGAGGCATCTGCCTGTCCAGAGGCAATTTATGAATCTGTGGGTTCCTCAATGACATCTCCTCATGCATCTCTGGTTCTTATTGGGAATCCTACACGGGCACAAGGATATTTCTATAACTGTTTCCACAGGCTCAGAGAAGACTGGTTCAACCTGAAAGTCTCATGCTTTGATGTGAGGCCCGACAGGGTGGATCTGAGCTATGCAGAGAACATGGCAAAGACCTATGGAGATACCTCCTCGGTCTATCGAGTCAGGGTCCTTGGAGAGTTTCCAACCTCGGACTCTGACAGTCTGATTGATCTGGGTCTGGTTGAGTCTGCCCAGGTTCGAGATGTGGATCTTCATGCATCTGAGCCTGTGGTGATGGGAGTTGATGTGGCAAGGTTTGGCGATGATTCAACTGCAGTCTGTTTGAGGCAGGGGAATCATGTCCTGGAACCAATCAGGACCTGGAAGAAATTGGATCTCATGGAGACCACAGGACGGGTCATGGAAATCTGGGAGGACTCCAGGGGGACTGAGGATGAAATTGACACCATCTATGTTGATTCAATTGGTCTTGGGTCTGCTGTTGTTGATCGACTTGGTGAGTTAGGTGCCCCAGTTGTAGGAATCAATGTCTCAGAGTCTGCCTCAATGGGATCAACGTGTTTTAATCTCAGATCAGAGTTGTGGTGGAGAGCAAGAGAGTGGCTTGAGACCAAGGAAGTAAAGATCCCAGAAGAAGATGAGAAACTTGCAGGAGAGTTGGTTCTTCCTAAATATTCGCATTCTTCCAGTGGTCTGATCAGGGTGGAATCCAAGGAAGCAATGAAAAGACGTTCAGGAGCCTCTCCTGATGCTGCAGATGCTTTTTGTCTGACTTTCAGTGGATCTGCAGCCTATGGGCAGGGAAAGAAGTCAAGAAGGGCAGAAGGCCCCCTGACTCGGTCTATTGGGGGGATTGTTTAGGTATCCCTGAAGTGTTCAGGAGATGCAGGACAGCCATCTCAACAACCTTGCTGATTGGATTCCTGCCCTGCTCCCAGGCTTGTATGGCCTGATATGACACATCCAGCTTGGATGCCATTTTGGTCTGTGAGAGGCCCAGAACACTCCGAGCCTGTTTGAATTCAT